CAACACTACGACTTTACAAAAACTGTAATTTTTTTTGGGGGTGTTAGCGTTGGGGGGTACGCTCTCAACAGGACCATGCCCAACTCGATAGGTCAAACAGTCTTTGCGCTGTTCTGAATTGTGTGCCAATCCCAAATTAGCCTAGCCATAGCTTAACTTTGTGATGACTATGCAATGATGACAGTACCCCTTATGAAATTACAAAATTGACAGAGGGCGGGGTGTAGTCTATCTTTCCCCCATTCAACTTATCTACCTTCTTATCTATGTATCTATCTACTAACTTACATAATGACTATTTATATATAGACTATAGAAATCTATATTGTATAGATTATAGACTATAGATCTATAGACAATAGAAGATAGACTATTCAACCTTGCTGCACTCATCGCTCCAGGTGAGCAAACAACAAAAAAACAACACCACAAAAATATTTTTGTAAACCTATTGACAAGTAATCTTCTAATCATATAATCATATCTATGCACTCTACCTGGAGATGCATAAACCTAACTGATGGAGATTTAAACATGGCACAAACTCAAGTATTCAGAGGAACAGCAAGAGCAATCCTCAACACTCAAGAAGGTAAACACTATGTCTACCACAAAACAGCCGTAGTGAGCGTTTTGTCTGATGGTTCTATTCGTCTTAATTCGGGAGGTTGGAACACTAGGACTACTTTAGTTGCAATGAATCAGGCAAGCAACCAAGACGGACTAGGTTTCAAAGTCTATCAACGCAATTTTGATTGGTTTGTAGATTTCAACGATCAAACTTTGCCATTCTCTGACAATCTAATTTTAAGGGGTTAATCATGTACCACATTACTAAACAAGAAACATACAACACAGGCGGAGGGTGCATGGTTGACATTCTCCATTTGTCTAATGGCAAGGTTCTCTGTGTATCTGATGAGTATGTAGGCTTATACAACTCTGTTGACGATATGCTAGAAGATGACGGCACAAAATGCCTTGATGGTTTTTGGACTACTAAAGAGGTGAAAGCATGAAATTCAATCTAGTTCTAGACATTCCCGATGATGTATTACAAAAGCATCTTGAGTTCACCAAAGGATGCAAGGAAGATCCTCAGACAATGGAGGACCTTCTCGGTGAAATCAACAACCTTTGCTACATGGGCTTGGATTGTGTCAATGCCATGATCTTTAGAAAACTAAGCGGGCTTGAATCTATTGATTCTTATGTAGAGAAGTGGGAGAAATCATGAGTAAACAAGACAAATATTCAGCTTATGTTTATTGGTGCATGAAGCAAGGGTTAAACCCCTTGTCTTTCAATGCTTGGAGTTCAACTGTAAAAAAAGGAAAACTGTTATGACAAACACCGAACAATTATGTCTTTTAGCGCATTTGGAAAGGCTTACCATTTTAGTAAATTGGGCTTTAGACGAATGTCTAATCGAAGATGACGGGCTAGTTGCAAGCCTAGATCAAGAATTAGACTTAGGAAAGCAATTTTTTAGAGAGGTGAATTATGCCTAGAGATTACCAACTAGAGGAATTATTTCAGTCCATCAACGATATATTTGAACAATACGACATGGGAAAAATTCAGCTTTTTAAGGCTGAGATTTTGGCTAAACAATGTTGTGAACACTTTGTAAAGGGGTTAGAAAATGTTTCTAATTAAAGATAGCTTGGTAGATAAGATTATTTTAATTCTTTGTGCCTTGGCGGTGTTTCCACTATTGTGGCTGTTTCTAGCCATTTAATTTGAAAGGTAAGGGGGTAGCCTAGAGCTACCTCTTTTTTCGTCTGTAATGCACTATTTAAGCGTTTGTAGCGGTATTGAATCAGCTTCTGTTGCCTGGAAATCCCTTGAATGGAATCCTTTAGCCTTTTCTGAGGTTGAAACATTCCCCTCAAAGGTGCTAGAGCATCACTATCCACTCACGCCTAACTTGGGCGATATGACCAAATACAAAGAATGGAGTTTTAATGAATCAGTTGACCTTGTCGTTGGAGGAACACCCTGTCAATCCTTCTCGGTTAGTGGGCTGCGGAGAGGGCTTGAAGATCCCAGAGGTAACCTCGCCCTCGCCTATGTTGGAATACTTGACCAATTTAAGCCAACTTGGTGCATCTGGGAGAATGTCCCAGGTGTTCTCAGTTCCAATGGTGGAAAAGACTTTTCAGCCCTCCTCTCAGCGTTGGTTGACATCGGGTATGGGTTCGCCTACCGAGTGCTTGATGCTCAATTCTTTGGAGTACCACAACGAAGGCGAAGGTTGTTCCTTGTTGGGTGTCTTAGAGGATGGGAAAGTGCCACGCAAGTATTATTTGAGCAAGGTTGCTACCCAAGGGATTCTCAGAAGATACAGTCAGGGATCATTAGGGGAACAGGAAAAACAATTACTGGTTGCTTATCTACAAGAGTTGGAGCGTATGACCGACAGGACCTCGATATTTTGATTTATGACTATCAAAACAAGACAGTCAGAAATCTAATGCCTGTGGAATGTGAAAGGCTGCAAGGATTCCCCGATGGTTACACCGAGATTGAAGGCGCTACGGATGCAAAGCGGTACAAGGCAATCGGTAACTCAATGGCTGTTCCAGTCATGAAATGGATTGGTCAAAGAATTGAGTTGCTTAAATTTTAAGCATTGGTCGTATATTAGACGATTTACTTATTATAGATATAGAGAAAGAATAGATATAGAAACCTTATAGACCACGAAGAATAGATACTACGAAGTATAGATATTCGTATAGACAATAGACTATATATATATTATAGACTATGCAAAGTTGTTAAGAAGTTATCCACAGGTTATCCACAGACTTATCCACAGAGGAGCAGCAAGCATTACGCCTGTATGTGTAGTAGATTAGCAACGATTACAAAATTATTTGCATGAATTAAAATAATGGTGTATTGTTGTTAATGTAGTAACCATTTAAGACCTAACTATGAGAAGGAGTTACCCAATGGAATCACAATACTTTTGTGTTGATTGCAAACACTACCAGAGCGATGAAAGCACCTGCGCCAGGACAGCAAGGCTAGACCTAGTGCATGGCACAACCCGTTTTTCCCTTTGCACAAGTGAGCGTGGCTGGAATACAGCCGATAGCTGCGGGGAGATTGGCAAGTTCTTTGTAGCATTAAATTACCAGCGCTTTGCCGATGAGGAGCTGGATGATCTATCAACAATACCATTCGGCAAATAACCTAACTAGGAGCAAATTATGGGCAGACCAAGCAAGCAGCAAACAGAGATAACTAGATTAAACAAGTTAATACAACGACAAGATGATGGGATTAAACAAGGCATTGACCAGATCAACGATCTACTTGGTCAAGTTGAGTTTTATCGTAAACAAGTTAATCATCTTCTCGCATTACTCAACATACTCAGTAGAGGTGCATGATGAATGATCGAGGGGATTTTGAACCAGAAGTAAGAAGGTCGGCTATCTGGTCAGGCGATAGCAGGAAGGTAGCTAATGGCAAGATGGTTGATGTCATCCTAGAGAAGCAAGGTAAGAAGGAGTTGCCTGATCTTTCCCATGTAGAAGCGGTGCAGTTTGGTCACATCATGCAGCCTGTGATTGGCAGACTGTTTCAAGACAAGCACAAAATGGAGCTTAAAGATGCTGACTATTCTATTACTCACCCTAAGCATGATTGGTTTCGCAGCCATTTTGACTTTATTAGCGCTGATGGTTTATCTCTTGTAGAAGCTAAAAACTACAATGCAATCCATCGGAATAAGTTTGATGTCGATACTAATCGTATTCCTACTGCGGATTACGCTCAGTTGGTGCATGAAGCTGCTTGTCATGGTGTGCAGAAAATCTATCTTGCCGTTATTTTTGGCGGTCAAGAGTTCCAGACTTTTGAGTTTGATATTAGCGATCAGGAAAAAGATGACATTATCCAAAAAATGGCGCAAGTGTGGGGTTACTGTCAGTCAGGCAATTTACCTCCAGCAGAAACGATTGAGCAAACTAAGATCATGTTCCCAGAATCAACAGACGAGGTCATTATGGCTACTCGTCAGGTTGAAATGGCTATTTCTCAGCTTAGAGATATTAAAAATCAGATTAAACATCTTGAAGCTGCGGAGGAGGGTATCGAGGTTCAAATTCGTAACCTTATGGCGGAAAAGCAAGAGATCAGAGCAGTAGATGGATCATCTCTAGTTACTTGGAAGTCCGCCAAGTCCAGCAATCGTTTTAGTGCTGATTTATTTAAAAAGGCTATGCCAGACATTTACGAGAAGTTTATTGTCGAGCAGCCAGGTTCTCGGAGGTTTTTAGTCAAATGAATCACATAGATCTAGCAATTTGGGTGATGGCTGCCAGCGCAGTTATTGACACAGTTCTTACATTAGCGGAGATGTTTCATGTCTAACATAGTCAGTTTTAACGAAATGGATCAGATGGCGGGTGCTATTGCAGCATCAGGCTTATTTGGTATGAAAGACAAGAACTCGGTTCTTGCTCTTATGGCGGTAGCTCAGGCGGAGGGTTTGCACCCTGCTACGGCTGCTAGAG